TTGTTGGGAATATGCGGGTCTTTGTGGGCCTCCCTCTCAAGAAACTCATTGAGGGAGACGCGGGTGAGTGCCATACCTTCCGTGTCCATGCCCACGCCTACGCCCGCAAGATGTTCGTCAATGGCGAAGTACACGCGTGCGGGGCCCTTGCCGTTGGCGTCTTCGTCCAAGCGGGAGACGTGCGGGACCAGTCCATTCTCTGCGGTGCGCGGCACAAAGTCTGGAGTCATTGCGTGATAGCCGTATCCGGTAGGTGAACGGACCGTGCTGCCGTCACTCAATGTCATGGTGGTCTTGATCTTCTCCGGTGCGGGCAACGGGCTGGAGTCAGGCGTCGGCTGTTCTTCCTCCTGCTGGATGGGCTGCTCCGGAGTGTCTTCGTCAATCTCTACGGTCTGCCCTTCCTTCGGGACAATGCGGTACAGCTCTGTGCAGCGGCAGCGCGGATTGTCTGCGCGGAGCGGCTGCATGTCACCGGAAGCGTGTGGCTGCTCCATGGGTATCCAGCCTTCGTCTTCGTTTGCTGCGCACTCATCCGTGACCTTGTCGTCCGATACAGTGAGCCATGACTTCTCCACCACGTTGCCGCGGTCCTGTGCCTCTTGTAGTGGTGCACGGTTGCCAAACTCATACGCCTTGCCCAGAGTGTTCGTGGCAATGAGCTCTGCGCGTGCGCGGGAGAATAGCGTTGAGTCCAGTGCGTTGATCTGGCTGGCAATCTGTCCATACGTCTGGCCCTGCTCTGCTGCGCCTGTAATGATGTCGATGATGCCCAGCTTGGTGGTCCCGTTGATGCTTCCCTGCCGTTCGCTTAGTTGCAGCTCCCGCAAGCCAGTCAGCCAGTTTATTGCGCCCTTGTTTTTTAGGTCCCATGAAATGCCCAGCTGCGCCAAGCCGTGCGCTTTCACAGTGCGGTCACCGGACTTCAGCATGACCAAAGCGCCGTTCTTATACAGCTGCTCCACGATGTCTTTGCGGTGTGGAAGGTTGCCCATTAAATCATTCAGCTCTGTGTTCAGCGCCTTCCTGTTCACGTAGCGGATGCCCTTTTCTTTGAAGACAGACAGCTCTGCAATGTGCTTGAGCAGGTACTTCTTTTGTTTCTGCAGAAGCTCATACACGGCGTTTTCCAGCCTCGTTTCCATGCGGTGACGATACAAGCCGAGAGGACGACGTAGGCCGTGAGCCTTCCGTTCCAGTTCGTAGATGCCCGCACGCACTTGCTCGACGGGCAGGCCGATGCGGTCAGCGAGCTTTTTGTACATTGTCGGTGGGTGCGTAGCGCTTGACCGTCTCTTTCACTTGGTCCAGCTCTTGCTGCGGGGTGGGTTCCGTGATGCCGATGTCCGTGAGTAGCACGGCAGAGTTGCCAGCGCCAAGGATGATTCTGTCACCCATGTCACCTTCAGTAGCTGTGTCCAGCGGCTCCTCTCCGATCATTGCGCGGGCCTTGTTCGTGGTGACGAGTCCGGCCTGTCGTGCATTGATGGCGCGGTTGTACAGGATTTCTTCAGTATCGAAGACAGGTGGCATGGCCTTGTAGGCGATGCGCTTCTCCAATCCCTTGTACTTCTGTCCGGCCATTTTGATGATGTGGTTTATCAGAGACTCCCACTCCTCCTGCTCATCCTTCACCGTGCCATTGTAGAACTCCATGCGCTGCCCTTCGTGGTTGGTGTAGTTGACTCCGTCAGTGTAGCCAAGCAGAACCTTCGGCACGCCATACGCTGCGCAGATTTTCTCTGTGCCAAAGTGGCGGCCCTCAAGAAACTGCATTTCAGCATTGGTCAGCCGGAGCGTTTTGATGTCTTTGACACCCTGTACCGTTGCTGCTTTGCCGCGGTTCTGCACGCCCTTCAGGTTCTTGTTTATCCAGTCGTATGCGGTCTGTGCCTGCTCCGGCGTCAGCTTTTCGTCAAGGACGTACCACACTCCGGGGACGGCGTCATTCTCGAAGAACTTGTAGTTGCTCACCATGGCCGCCATGTCTGCGCGGGCCTCCCAGATAGCGTGCTCCAACGGCGACATACCAAACACTTCAGCGTTCGGGTCCTCGTCCATCTTCCAGTGGATGATCTCTTCAGGGTCAAAATAGACGGGCTCTGTGGTGCTGCCTGTGCCGCCTGTGAAGAAGCCGCCGTCACTAAACGCGTTCTGCACGTAGCGGTATACGGTTCCAAACTCGTCGGAAACGATGGCCATGATGCGTGAGTCCAGTGCCTTCACGCCCAGCATGAAGCCGCTGTCATTGTTCACGATCTCGATGTACGTGTTGCCACAGATCATTCTGGGCACGAACACTTTGCGCTTGAAACGGTTGATGCTGCCGTACTGGTACTCAAGGATGCCGCGCACAATCGCTTCATCGGCTTCGCTTGGTGCTTTCTCTTTGTCGGGGTCCGTTGGCGTGTAGAACTTGTGGCCTCCTGCAGCAACGCCTTGGTGAATCTCACGGATACATCCGTAGATGTCCGTGCTGTTGCGCCATGCGGTGTACAGTGAGCGCGGGTCCGTCTTATAGCCGCGGAAGTCATGCTCTGGGTCATTGGAAAACTTGCCGCGTGCGTAGCCACGGCTCTTGCTTGTGAGAGGGTCCACACCCAGTGCAATCTTGATGTTCGTGTATGGGATGGTGAACTGCATGGCGTTGAGAGGGGATACTTTAGGGCAATCGTACTCCAGTCAAGATCAATCGTCATCATCATCTGCGCCTCCACTGATTCCTCCAAAGAATCCTCCACCTGTATTTCCAAGTGCTTCCTGCACAGCATAGACCATTGCATCCACGCGGTCATCATGTTCTCCGTTCGGGAACTGGACCAGCTGGGCCACAAGGTCCTCGCACGCACGCATGAAGCGCACCTCACCAAACTCAATCTTTGGTGCTATCTCCATGAGACGCGTTCGTTTGTCTTTGCTGGACGGGTTCACACCGGAAGCAGGGACGCCAGCTGCGGTGAGCGCTCTGCGAAACACCTCTTGGAAGCCCACGTTCTCCACTTTGAAGCTCTGCGGATAGCGCTTGTAGACCTGCTGCGACTGGGTGACGGTTTTGTCCATGCCCCAGCGCCCGTACTCACACGTCAGTACCACGATGTTGACCTTCTTGTCTGTGCGTATCTCACGCGCAACGGTCACAATGGCGGCTTCATCGTTCGTCTGCTTCGTGCCAACGGCGGGGTCCAGTACGGAGTGCACACGCCAGAGCATGTTGCCCTTGTCATCGAACAGGTTTATCTCATCCACCCACTGCACCCACTTCAGTTTGATGTCTGCATCTTCGTCACTCATCGGGTCGTTCATGTACTCCTGCGCAAAAGCGAAGCTGCCCATCTCGCGCTTCTTTTGCTCCAGCTTCTCCGGCGTCCAGTAGCTCCACAGCGGTGTTCCGGTCAATGATGGCAGGCCGTCAGCGTCTTGCAGTGCTGCCTTCCTGATGCCTCCAAACTTCTTCTGCACCTCAAGAAGCAAGCACGCATAGTGCAGGACCGTTCCAACCATCTTGAAGCGTCCACGCTCCATATCAACGGACGGGATGATGACTTCAAACAACCACTGTCTGATCTTCCGGCGCTGGTAGTCACGGCCCACGCGGTCTTTTTCCTCCATGTCGTCGATCAGGATTTTGGTGGGGCGCTTGCCTCCGATGTTGATACCACGTCCCTTGCCTGCACCACGGGCGATGGCAATGACGCCGTTCGTACATTCAAAATGCGTGTCGCTCCACTTCCGGCTTTTCTTCACAGAGAACGGCGGGACCAGATTGCCGTACACGTACCGGAGCAGCACGTTTGCTTCCAGATGGTCCTTGATGAAAGCGAAGCTCTGCTTTGCGTCGGTAAGGTTCGGGCCGATGAACATGAGCAGTTCTTCGTGGTGATACACGATGTCATGGATTGTCTCGATGCGCACCAACGTCGTCTTCGCATGGCCACGCGGCATGATGATTGCGCAGCTGTCCGGTGAGCTCAGGTATCGCAGCGTTTCAATGTGACACTCTGGATACTTTGCGCTCTTGATCTGCGCCGGAAAGAAGTACCGTCCAAAGATGTGGACCATGTGCTTCGGTTTCAGTGATGCGTGAATGAAGTCCTTGCGTTGTTCTTCAGGCAAAGACATGAGTGCATCGTGCCATCGTTCGTATGTGTGCCACGTTATAGCCATGTAAAGATTGTAGCAGACTTGCGCTGTAGACGCATCGGGATATGCTGGGTCTGGCACGATTCAGAGTGGACACCATGCATCCTGCAATGGTCACCTCGCACTCACGAAAGTGAGAGACGCAAACTCTGCTTCATTGTCCTCGGTGCGGCCACCTGACGCTGTGCGAACGTGGCTTTGCCGTCACTGCTTCTTGGCAGCGGCTCCAGCAATGGACACTACCATCATGAAGATGAAGACGGCCAGCATCGTGTATCCAAAGTCCAGTGAGTATCCGGTGGCAACGCCCACGGACATCATGAGGAAGAAGGAGACAAACGGCGTCATCACGACGCAGAGGAACGCGGCCAGAACAATGAGTAGGGATAAGCGCATAGGA